ATTCATTAGTGGGTGGATCACAAGGAGATGTAGGATTTGGGGTCAGTGGAAACAGTTTACAATTTGTAGGATTATCCAACATTGAAATTCCTAAAGGTACAACTGCTCAAGATCCTGCTGAAGGAAATGCCATTAGATATGATACATCTTTGAACGAATTTGAAATGTTCTCCACAGGCAAAATAGCACTGAATGGAATTAAAGATGGTGATAGAAATACTGCAATAGAATTAAACAATAATAAATTTACTTTTTACGCAGGATCGAATAATATAGGTGAAATAGACGGTTTGGGTAATTTAAGGGTTACTAGATTTTCCAGTCAAAATCAGTTTGCACTGGATAACAACACTGTAACTGTGGGCAGTATAGGTGGGCAAGCCGCATTGATAGCCAACGGCGCAGGTAAAGTTGTGCTGGACACAGCAAACCTTGAAATAACTGGTGGTTTGATAGAAAACACAGTTGTTGATGCTGATATTACCATTACTGGAACAGGCTTAAAACAGAACAGAACCATACAATTTGACACCACAAACGGTTACGTAGGACCATATGGAACTGAAGCACAACGAAACGCAACAGTACCAAGATTGGGAGCCTTGTGGTTCAACACAGACAATAGCGAGTTACAGGTGTATGCTGGCGCGGCAGATGGGTGGGTTCAATCCATTGGTGTACAAGAGGTCACAGTGACCAGAGAACTAGCCAACGATTTGAATACCATTTATAACCTGATATTAAACTAGTATAAATTAACCTTGTACAATATAATACCAAAACCTCGATAAATAACATTAATGCTGTTATCCGACCAGATTCAGCAGGACAAACCGTGGTACAACCGACGAAGAACTTGTGAACAACGCAAGGTGAAAATCAGGTTGGTGGGACAAGATCCCCGTGCTTAAAAAGGAGTAAACAATGGCCGTTGGTCGAATTTCGGGTCAGCTCTTAAAGTCCAATCTTCTGCGTAATGGAGCAGACTTGGCTTTTGAGACTAACCTGTTATACATTGATGTTAATAACAACAGGATCGGCATAAAAACCGCTACTCCGCAGTATCCATTAGACGTAAATGGAACAGCACGTACAGTAAATGCAGAAGTTACAGGACAATTAGATGTGGGCAATGTCAGAGTATCTGGCAACACAATCAGTACCACAGCACCACAATTAAATTTTTCAGCCGCTGATGGCATCATTTACAACAATAAGATATTTGTTAATGATTTAATAATCGATGGAAATTCCATCACAGCAACAGATTCTAATCAAAATTTTGAAATAGTAACAAGCGGAACGGGTATCGTCGAAGTACACGGTAACACCAGAGTAAACGGAAATATTCACGCAACTGGTAATATTAGAGCAGATGGTAACATTACCATTGGAGATTCAGACACAGATTCAATCACGATCAATGCTGATATCACATCTAATTTAACACCAGATCAATCAGACACTTATAATTTAGGTACACCTACAAAACGTTGGAACAATGCATATGCCAACAACTTAATTGTAGATAATCTAACACTTTCTGGCAACATCACAGTACAAGGACTTGACTTAACAGCACGTCCTGGAAAGGTGATATATGTTGCAACCAACGGCGATGATGCTAAATCAGGAACGCACCAAAACGATCCTTATGCTTCTATTGAACAAGCATTATCAGTGGCAGTGGCAGGAGATCACATTTACATATATCCAGGCACATACACAGAAGATTTTCCTTTGGTTGTTCCAACAGGAGTTTCAATCAGAGGTGACGGAATAAGAGCAGTAACAATTCAACCCAGTGCCTTAACAAACAGTCAAGATGCTTTCATTCTTAATGGTGAAGTGACGATCGAAGATTTAACAGTTACAGGATTTTATTACAACAGTGTTGCTAATACAGGACACGCATTTAGATTTAATTCAACAGGTGCAGATGATTCAACAGGCTTTCAGATCAGTTCAAGATCACCTTACATTAGAAACGTATCTGTAATCACACAAGGTTCAATAACCACAGCACAAGATCCAAGAGGATTTGGATCCGGAGATGCTGGTAAAGGTGCTCTATTAGATGGTGCAGTAGCAACTCCGGCTTCAAACGAAGCAAGTTGTTTGTTTCAAAATGCAACATTTATAACACCAGGTGTGGATGCAATCACATTAACAAACGGTGTGCGTATTGAATGGTTAAACTCGTTCACTTATTTTGCGGCAAGAAGTATCTACGCAGTAGATGGTGTATCTGGTTTAGCAGAAGATGGAAAAACACAATTAAGAGTTTCTGGATTTACAGGTACACCTATAGCACCTGGACACGTGATCACATATTATGATGTGGATGGTGTTACTGTATTAGGTACCGGCACAGTTGAATCTGTGGACAATGGAAAAATTATTATAGATGGTAAGTCAACTGGTTTTGCTTTACCACCTGAAACCACTGGCAAACAAATAACTGCCAATGGTGATGCACAATTAGATACCAATGTTAAGAAGTTTGGACAGGCTAGTTTGCTGTTGGATGGAATAGGAGATAGTGCTTCTATTTCAACCACAGCAGACTTTGGATTCGGCACTGGTAATTTCACTATTGAATTCTGGGCATACGCAACTCAATTACAATCTACAACACTGTTTGATTTTAGAAACAATCAGTCGATTGAATATTCTTTGATGTTGTATCTCACAAACAACGCACCAAAATTATATGTAAATGGTGCTAACGTTATTACAGGTACTCAAGGATTTAATTTAAACACTTGGACACATTGTTCAATTGTGAGAAATGGATCAACAGTTACAATGTACATTGCTGGACAAAATGTTGGAAGTACAACTCTAGCAAATGATTTAGGTGCGGCAAAACCTCTTGTGATGGGTAACAACTATGACAACAACAATGGCTTTATTGGTAACATAGACGACTTTGTAATTTACAAAGGTTCAGCAATTAGAACAGCAAACTTTACTCCTCCAACAACAGAGGCTATTGGAAATCCAGACACAGTTTTAGTTTCTAGATTTAATGGACCAAATGGATCAACTGTTTTATTAGACACAAACATTGCTGTTCAAGATATTAGATTTTCAACAGGAGCAACAGCAACCAACTTCACATTGGTTGATTATACAGACTTTGGTGCAGAAGTAAGATCAATAGCATCAGCATCAATCTACGGAACATATGGAGCAGTAGGAGATGGTGTCGGTGTAAAAATGTATTTGATATCTCACAATTTTGCCTATATTGGTAACGACTACGAAACAGATAATGATGAAGTTACAGTTATTCAAGCCAATGAAGTGGTTACATCTAACAATGCTAAAATTTATTATTCATCTGTTGACCATAAAGGTGACTTTAGAGTTGGTGATCAATTTCATGTAAATCAAAATACAGGACAAGTTAACTTTACATCAGCATCATTAAACATAGATGTTGATCAAGCACTTACATTTACATCAGGTCCAAATGTTACTGTAATTTCAGGAAATTCAATTGAAACAGGAAATGTAAAATTATCAGGCAATGAAATCACAACAACATCTGGAGATTTAGATATTGATTCATTTAATAATCAAATTAATTTTATAGACAATGTAAACATCACAGGAAACTTAGATGTTACAGGAGATATCACAATAGGCGGTAATGTTACAATAGGTGACGAAACAACAGATTCAATTAATATCACAGCAGGTATAGGATCAGATATTATTCCAGCACAAGACAACACATACAACATTGGTTCTGCCACAAAAAGATGGAACACAGTGTTTGCCAATGAAGCACAAATAGATAGTGTTAACATCAGTGGCAATTTGATTCAAACAAATGACACAAATGCTGATTTAGATTTAAGAGGATCAGGCACAGGTTCTGTAAAATTTGAAAACTTTACTGTGTCAGGTGACACAATATCTAATAACACAGGCGATTTTATAGTAAATCCTGCATCAGGAGTTTTCAAAGTAACTGGTACAGGATCATTAAAAATTCCAACAGGAACAACTGCTGAAAGACCAGGCTCTCCATCAGCAGGTATGATGAGATATAACACAGACGATTCTGTGTTTGAAGGATACAACGGAACAAACTGGATTGCATTAACGGGTGTTTATGATTTAGATCGAGACACATACATCACAGCAGAATTGACACCAGGTGCTAATGATGACACAATTAGATTTTATGCTGGTGGAGTTTTGGTAGCAAATGTGAATCCTACTAGATTTGATGTCACAAGTTTACTTGTAGACGACATTCAAATCACTGGAAATACACTGACAACCACTGGTGTTGACCAAGATTTGATCCTAAATGCTCAAGGAAATGGTAGTATCAGGATTGAAGACTTCAAATTTGAAGGAAATGCGATAACTAATATTATATCTGCTCCGATTGTGTTTAAAACCATAGGAACAGGATATATTGATGTGTCAGATTCTGGTGGATTTGTACTTCCGGTTGGAACAACAGCAAATAGACCAGTAACACCGATAACAGGTATGATACGTTACAACACCGCAGATCAACGTGTTGAACTTTATGATGGTATCCAATGGGGATCTATCGCAGGTTCGTCGGGTGCTGTTAGTATTATTGATGCAACAGAAATTGCAGTGGAATATGCACTGGCATTAGGATAGGAAAAATATGGCAACGAATTTTAGAAACTCTGTAACAAAAAATATAGGAACTATAACCACTCCTGTTTATGAAGCAGAGGTAGGATCTTACACAACTATCATCGGAATGGTTTTAGCAAACTTGACAGAATCAGTTGTACAAGCCAGTGTTACATTGACAGCAACTCCAGATTCGGTTACAGGTTTTATTGTGAAAGATGTTTTGATTGCTCCTAATTCTTCTTTAAGGGTTTTAAACTCTGGAGAAAAATTAATTGTGGCAAGTCAAAACTCATTAAACGTTCAAGCAAACATCAACGACTCATTAGATTGTGTGTTGAGTTACGTGGAGATAACATAAGATGTCAAACGCAGTTGGACAGGATACTTCCGTATATCTTCAAAATGGTATCAAGGACAGATACTTTTACGGTTTGAGAAGAACCGACGAAGGAGATTTATACATTGGTAAAGTGGACCAACTATCAGCAAACGATCCTGTATCAATAAACAATCCAGGAAACATTGATGATAACTTTAAAGATTTTGATCAAGGCTACGATTTTTTTGAAGGTAGAGATTTAAATCATGCTAAACCTTTTAAAAATTTAAGGTACGAACAATTTAGATGGGACGATGTAAATTTAAATTATTACATAAACAGCGACGGTGAATTAGTTGTAAGAATTAACAGTAACGTGGGTGATGGTGTAATAACTTATCCACAAACTGATGAAAACTTAATTAGAGAAGCAACAATATTCACATTAGATAAAACAAATTACTTAATGGATAGTAATGAAATAACATTCGATAGAGGATAAAGTAGGAGGAAAAACGAATGACACGACAACTGATAAACACTGGTATTATCCCAAATGACGGTCAAGGTGACTCGTTAAGGGACGCCGGTGGAAAAATAAATGCCAACTTCGGTGAATTATACACTGCACTTGGTAACGGCACAGCACTGACCATTGTTAATAACAATTTGATCACAGCCACAGGTGCAAACAAAATTACATTTTTATACAACACTCTAGCAGAATTACCAGATGCGGCAACGTATCATGGAATGTTTGCTCATGTACATGGTGAGAATGCCTCCTACTACGCTCACTCAGGTGCTTGGGTAAAACTTGCAGATGAGAATAAATCTATCGATATATTTGCTGACGTTGATACATCTTCAGCAACTCCTACAAACGGTCAAGCATTAATTTATGATGCTGGCGCTCAAAAATGGAAACCAGGAAACGTTGCGGCTCAAGGTGGCGGCGGCGATGGAGCCTCAACATTTACTGATCTTACAGATACTCCATCAGATTACGGTGGATTAGCAGGCGGTTTTTTAAGAGTAAATGGTACATCAGACGGTTTAACAATTGTTTCAGCATTTTCAATAGACGCACTATCAGATGTTGACACAACAACTTCGGCGCCGGTAGCAGGTAACGTTTTAAAATGGAACGGTACAAACTGGGTACCAGGCACTGATGCAACTTCAGGTGCTGGTGGATCAGACGCAGACACATTAGATGGTTTAGACAGCACATACTATTTGAACTACAACAACTTAAACAATAAACCAACTATCGCAACAACATTAACAGCACTAACTGACACACCTTCAAGTTACACAGGTGCGGCAAATAGATTTGTAAAAGTTAATTCAGCAGGAACAGGATTAGAATTTTCAACTGCCACAACAGGTGCAACAATTCTAAATGAACTGTCTGACGTTGATTTAGCATTACAAAAATTCACTGTTACTGGTGCAACCTATTCAGGTGCAACAGGTGTGTTAACAATGACAATTGGTACGCACTCATTAATAGTTGGACAAAAAGTAATCATCAAAGGCGGAAGTATAGTGTTTACCTGTGCAACAGATAATCATGCTACGGTTCACCCGTATCCAAGAGTAACTGATCCAGCGTACAACACGCCGATAGCGATTACATCAACAACATCAAATTCGATCACAGTGAATGTTGGTATATCTCCAGACACATCTGCTCACCTTTTCTCAAGTGCGGCAAGCAACGGTGTTTCTGTAGCACCTTCACAAGGAAATGTTTTATATTTCAATGGAACACGTTGGGAACAAAAGAATGGTCCAGTATTAAATTGGAGATTAGGTGCTAATGGTTCAAGTGATTACACTTTCTCAGGACCAGGATTTCCTGTAACTACTAACGATCCAGTACTGTATTTGTCAAGAGGACACACATACATATTTGAAAATTTATCTGGTGGTAGTCACCCATTCCAAATTAGAGTTTCTAATGGTGGAGCGGCGTACACATCAGGTGTAACAAACAATGGTGCGGCATCAGGTAATATTGTGTTTGAAGTTCCAATGGATGCTCCAAACACTTTATATTACCAATGTACAGCACACGCATTAATGGGTAATACAATTAATATAACATAGTGAGTTATTAAATGGCACAAGTATTTGGCGTAGGCATAGACGAGTTACAAAAAACACTAGCAAACAATAGATATTTCTACGGTTTGCGTAGAACTGATGCCGGCGAATTATACATGGTGAAAGCAGACTTACTAAAACTTGAAGATGGTGTTCAATTGAATAGACCAGGAAATGTTGACGAAAATTACAACAACTGGAGCAGAGGTGAAGACTTTTTTGAAGGCAGAGATCAACAACATAGAAAAGTTTATCCAAATCTTGTGTACGAACAGTACAAATGGGACGGTAGAAACCTATTTTATTATGTAAACAAAGAGGGAGAATTAGTATTAAAAGTGAACGAGGCTCATACATATCCAGGATATGTAGAACCTTATGAAAGTTAGGAGCGATAAATACAGTTAGGAATTAATCAATGGCAGATTTTCGTATAGATAGGATAAGATTTAGATGGAGAGGTGATTGGACAGCCAACACTCTTTATGTTAAAGATGATGTATTAAGATATGGTGCAAAAGTTTTTGTTTGTATCGAAGTACACACATCAGATTCAAATTTTTATAATGATTTAAACAACTCAACTCCTCGTTGGTCACAAATGATGGACGGGCAAAGTTGGACAGGTGCTTGGCAACCTTCTACTTTTTACAAAGTAGGTGAACTAGTTAAAGTTGGTGGTTTAATTTACAAATGTATTGAAGGACATATTTCAAATGCATCTGCCAGCAATGGTGTATTAGGTGACGAATTGAAATGGGTATACTTTGCTCGTGGAGAAGATTGGGCAAGTGTATGGACTCCAAATACTCTTTATAACGTTGACCAAACAGTAATCTACGGTGGATCAATTTGGAAGTGTAACACAGCACACACTTCTGGTTCTGCTGACGATGGTTTACAATACAATGCGGCATATTGGGATCAATATTCAAGATCAGACAATTTCAGAGCAGATTGGATCAACAACACTTTATATTATCCAGATGATGTTGTGTACTATGGTGGTACAGTTTATAGATGTAAAACAGGACACAGATCAGCACTTTCAAATAAATTTGTTAATCCAACAGTAGCATCTACTACAACAGTTGCTGGTGCAGGATTTCAATTCTTTGTTTTCAAAGTTGGAGCAACTTATTATGTTAAGATCACAAACGGTGGTTCTAACTATGCGGCACTAGAAACATTCACAATTTTAGGCACAAGCATTGGAGGAGCAACTCCTGACAATGACGCTGTGATCACAGTTAACACAGTTACTGGTGGTGCAATAACAACAGTTTCTGTAAATGGTTTAGCAAACGTTTCCACTGACGGACTAGAAGCGAACAGCCAACAATGGGAAACAGTATTAACAGGAATCAGATACAGAGGCGATTATGCTTTCGGTGAAAGATATGCTCCAGGTGAATTAGTAAGATGGTCACCGGGTATGTGGCAAGTAGCAACAGGACATTGGGCTATTGACACAATCATGGATGAAACTAATTATAATCTGTGGATGCCAGGATTGGAATATGAAGATGTATGGAACCAATCAAAATATTATCAACAAGGAGATGTGGTACTTTACGGAGGTTACACATACGTTGCTTTAAAAAGTAACATAGGTGTTACTCCAGCAGTAACAGATGCCACAAGCACTTGGGAATTACAAATTGTAGGTTACACATTCAAAGGAGAATGGTCATCAACTTATATTGATCCTGATCTAGGCGAATTACCATTAGCGTACAAAACAGGTGACGTTGTAAGAGCAGGTGGTGATCTTTACATCGCTGTAAAAGACAATGAACAGGTTGATCCATCAACAAGAAGTGTGTATGATGAAGGAACCGATACACCTTTTCCTTGGCAATTACTTGTAGAAGGTTATGCTTTCAAAGGTCCGTGGGTTGAAGTAGGTATTGGTGGTGTTACAGGAGAAAATACTTATTTCCCTGGAGATGTTGTTACAGTTGCTGGTACACTTTACAAATGTATTTTAAAACATGAAGCAAATTCATCAGATGCTAAACCACCATTAGATTTTGAATCAGAAAATGTTGGTCCTTATTGGGTATTATTAGCAACAGGACACACACCAAACGTATTGGAATATCCTGGTGATATCAAAACACAAAATGATGATTCTACAAGATTAAGAATTGGTCTTGGAACGTCGGGTCAATTATTAAAAGTAGGTTCAAACAGTATTCCTTTCTGGGAAAACTTTGATGTAACTCCAAAAGTTTATTATGTTTCACCAGCAGGTGTTGATGCAGATGATAGAGGTACACAATTAGCATCTCCTTTTAAAACAGTTAAATTTGCTTGTGATTTTATTAATGCTGACTTGGGACAAAGATCACCAGCAACAATATTCATTAAAACAGGAATGTACAACGAAATACTTCCGATCAAAGTACCAAGAGACACAGCATTGGTTGGAGATGAATTAAGAAGTACTGAAATCAGACCAGCAACAGGTTACGAAGGTCAAGATATGTTCCATGTAAACAATGGTTCAGGTATTAGAAATATGACTTTAAGTGGTTTGTCTGGCACATTGGGTCCAGTCAACGAGTATGGCACAAGAAGACCAACAGGTGGTTCTTTTGTTTCATTAAATCCGGGTACAGGTGCTTCAGATGCCTCGGCTTGGATCACAACACGTTCTTGTTATGTACAAAACGTATCAACATTTGGTAGAGGTTGTATTGGATTAAAAGTGGATGGAGATTTACACAATGGTGGATACAAATCAATTGTTGCCAACGACTTTACACAGGTAATTGATCAAGGTATTGGTTTCTGGGTCAACGGAGAAGGTAGATCAGAACTTGTTTCTGTGTTTACATACTACTGTCACATAGGTTATCTAGCAACTGCTGGTGGAAAAGTTAGAGCAACCAACGGTAATAACTCTTATGGAGATTGGGGATCAGTTGCTGAAGGAGTAACTCCAACAGAAACACCTATCACAGCAAAATTCAATAACCAAACACAAGAAGCACAGATAGATGCTGTGTACAACGATGAAAATGAAATATTTGCGTTTGCTTATGACCACGCAGGACAAGATTACACTCAAGCAGACATAACAATTACAGGATCAGGAGAAGGTGCGGCGGCATCAATCACATACGATAACACAAGAGATGGTGCTGTAAACAAAATAAGAATATTAGGTCCTGGAGATTCAACTCCGGCAGGTGGTGCTGGTTACACCAGTAAATCAGGACCTGCAATAACAGGTACAGCAACTTCAATTCAATTGAATCAACAGTTCCAAGGCACATCAGCACAAACTGTGGGACAACGAATTTATATTTGGGAAGGTACTGGTAGAGGACAATATGCTATAATTGATTCTTTTGACGAAGTAACAAAAACTTGTACAGTTAAAAAAGAATTTGATAATACACCTGGATGGCAACATTTCTTAGGTGGATTTAAAATTGCAACTGAACTGGATCCTTCAACAAAATATTTTATCGAACCAAGAATTCAATTCAGTGAACCACCGTATGCTAATTCAACTGCTTCAATACCATTAAGTGGAGAATACTTACTAGGTGCTTCAAGAAGAGTTTCTTCTACAAACGTTACTGTGTTATTAGGAAACGGTAGAGGTTTAAGAACAGTGGATTCAACAAACTGGACAGTAGCCAATGCTGTACCAACAGCAAACTGGAACGGCATCGTTGGTGGTGCAAACAATTTTATGGCTGTTAGTTCAACAGGAACTTTAGCAAGATCTCAAGATGGAGCAAACTGGTCAGATATATCTGGCAACATAGGAGCAGACATATTCCGAGGCGTTGCTTGGGAAAATGTTTCTGGACAATGGGTTGTTGTGGCTGAAACAGGAGTTGTTTATACTTCTGGAGACGAAGGCAACAGTTGGCAATCAGTACAAGTTGAACCATACGACGGATCAACTCCAGTGTTTACTAAAATTGCGGCTGGCAATGGTTTAGTGATTATAGGAAATAATTTTGGACAAACTTGGGAATCTGTTGATGGTGGAACAACTTGGGAATTAGCGGCAGACATTGGTGGAAACAAATATCTATTACAAGAATTAACTTTCGCTGGTGGTAAATTTATTGCTTCAGTTCAAGATTCACCATTTGATGATTCAACTTCAGTTAACAAATTTTTTGTTTCAAATGCTAATGCGGCACAAAGTTCAACAAGTGCTATCACAGTATGGACAGAATCAGACACACCTCCACACACAGGACCTTATTCAGTAACTTACTCACAAGGTACATATCTAGCAATCACAACAAATGGTGAAGTTGCTTATTCATATGATGCTGTGTCTTGGAAAGAATTAACAACTTTGTCTGGATCATACACAACAATCGTTGGTGGAAGAAGCAACGGTGGTTACTTTATTCCACTGCCACAAGGCTTAATGACAAACGCAACTGTGATTAAAAAAGGTGCACCACCTTTAGGAAGAGTTATCACTAACGCAGGAAAAGTTTCAAAAATTCAATTGATTGATACAGGATCAGGTTACGCAACTGCACCAACAGTAACAATCACAGATAATGTTAACACACTTGATGTGGCAGTACAAGCCAGAATAGCAAACGGTGTATTATCACAACCTACATTCTCAAACAGAGGAACAGGATTTATAAATGTTAGTGCTACTATTGTAGGTGATGGACTTGCTGATGAATATCAAATAGGTAAAGTTGTACAAATTAAAGAATTAACAAGAGAACCTGGACCAGGTGACTTGTTGTACATCACTGGTATTGACGATCAAATTTATAGAGTAACACAGATCACTAATGTATCTGGTGTGGCTCCGAATCTCACAGCACAATTTAGAATTTCGCCAAGTTTAAAAGCAAACGAATCACCAGATCACGAAACAGTAATCACTATCAGACAGCAATATTCTCAAGTTAGATTGACTGGACATGATTTCTTAGATATCGGTACTGGTGGATTAGGCACAACAAATTATCCAGAACTTTACACTAATGCAGGATTTACACCAGGCTTTGAAGCACAACCATTTAGAGAAACAGCAAACAATGGCGGTGGTAGAGTTTTCTATACATCAACGGACCAAGATGGTAACTTCCGTGTTGGAGAATTATTTGAAGTTGAACAGGCAACTGGTATTGTAACACTTAACGCAGATTTATTCAATCTACAAGGATTATCAGAATTAGCATTAGGTGGAGTTGTACTGGGTGGAACAGAAGTTGTAATTAGAGAATTTTCAACAGATCCTACAATGGCGGCTAACTCCGATAACGTTGTACCAACACAGAAAGCGATTGTAACATACATAGGTTCAAGAGTTTCAGGCGGTGGTGCTAATTTGAACGTTTCTGGATTTAGAGCAGGACAAATTAAAGTAAGAAATAGAGAAATATTCAATGAAGCGTTCCCAGAAACAGGAACTGTGGTCATCGACAGAGTTGCTAAATTAAACGGCGGAATAGACGGATATATGATGGCCTTAAACTTCTTTACAGGAGGAACAGCAAGTACAGAATTGAATGAGGGAGATCCGGTAAGTGCTATTGATAGTTCTAACGGATATGGTTCATAATGATAAATAACTACAATAAGAGGATATATTAACCCATGGCTGAGTTTAAATTAGGTAGAATACGTTTTGTTTGGAAAGGTGCTTGGTACACAGGTGCCGTTTATTCAGTAGATGATGTCGTAAGATACGGTGGTAGAACATACATTTGTGTGGTAAACCATACTGCGGCGGCAGAATTCCAAGATGACTTGACAGCGGCTAACTGGGCGTTGATGTCAGATGGTCAAGAATGGAAAGGTTCTTGGGGAGTAAACACAACTTATAAACCTAATGACGTTGTAAAATATGGTGGTTACATTTATATCTGTAACACTGGACACACTTCTAACGCTGATGTAAACATTGGACTAGAAGGCGATCTAGCAAAATGGGATTTATTCATCGAAGGTTTTGATTACAAATCAGACTGGGCAATCAGCACAAGATACAAAATTAATGATTTAGTAAGATATGGTGCAACTGTTTATCTTTGTGTAACAGAACACACATCAGCGGCAACTCTTGCTGACGGTTTAGAATTAGATTTAGCAAAATGGGAAGTTTTTTCAAAAGGATTCAACTGGTTAAACACTTGGGCAACAGCAACAAGATACAAACCAAATGACACAGTAAGATATGGTGGACAACTTTATGTTTGTGTCACTGGTCACACATCGGCGGCAGATGCGGCAGATGGTTTAGAATTAGATCAAGCAAAATGGCAATACCTACACAAAGGTATTGAATATTTAGGTGCATGGGTAACAGCAACAAGATACAAAGTGAATGATGTTGTTAAGTACGGTGCTAACTTATGGATTTGTATAAATCAACACACAGCAACAAGTTCGCTTGCGGCTGATGAAGCAGATTGGAATATTTTTATTCCAGGTTTAGAATTTGAAGATTCATGGAGTGGAGCAACTCAATACCAACCAGGTGACATTGTTACTTACGGAGGTTACCAATATGTTGCACTTACAAACAATTTAAACAAAGTTCCATCAACTGAAACTTCTGATTGGGATTTATTCGTAACAGGTTTCAGTTTAAAAGGTGATTACAGCAACGTAACTGCCTATAAAACAGGTGATGTTGTTAGAGTTGGCGGTATAACTTATATCGCAATCGCAGATACAACAGGTAACAGACCACCAAATGTTCTTTACTGGGATAAACTAAACGAAGGTTTATACTGGAAAGGCACTTGGGCAAACGCAACTTATTATGACAAAGGTGATATTGTAAGAGGTTCTGTAAACACAGACACTTCATACATTTGTATCACTTCACACACATCAAACAATGTTGGACCATCAACTATTAACCAACCAGATTATGCACCAGGGGCTGGTGTTGACACATCTGTTTGGCAGTTGTTATCAGGCGGTCCAGAAAATGATGTACTATCTTCAGAAGGTGACATATTAATTTACGGTGCTTCGGGTCCAGCAAGATTACCAATTGGAGCGGCAGGACAGGCTCTTGTGGTTAACTCAGCAGGCACATTACCTGAATGGGGTTATGTAGGACAAGTTGATCAAGTTTATTATGTAGGTCCAAATGGTGTTGACAATCCGGCTCCTAATGCTGGTGTTACACTAGACAGACCTTGGAAATCAGTAAGATATGCACTACATCAAATGGATCAAGGACCAAGAAATCCTCAAGGTGTTTATATGCTTACAAGAAATAAAGCATTTATTCAAGCAGAAACTATTGCGTGGATTGACAGACAAATCACAAACAACATACCACCTTTTACAAACGCATTCACGTACAATGCTACAAAATGTAAAAGAGATGTTGGAATTTTAATTGATGCTGTAACAAACGATTTAAGACACGGCGGAAATGCTCAATCAAGATTTGCGGCATTGAGTTACTTTACTCCAGCAGGTGCTTCATACATCACAGGTCAAACTGCCGAAACAGCGGCGGCAATCAACAGAGCGGCATACATTGCTCAGCAAGTGATTGGAAACTCTTTAAGTTACAGTGCAGAACAAGTCACAATTAATCAATATTCAAATGTTAACTACATTGCTGAAACATCAGTGAGTGCTGACATTGGCACATTGATGTCAATATCATCAGCGGCTATAACAGCAGGTAACACTAACAATGTTCCAGCAGAATTAAAACCTACAAAAACTTTAAATGTAAAAACTGGAACGTATTACGAAATACTTCCAATGAGTGTTCCAGAAAACTCAGCAGTAGTAGGTGACGAATTAAGATCAACAAATATCAGACCAGCAGGCAGTTTAGTTGCCGCAGGTGATGTTCCTTATTCTATACAAGGTGTACAGCGTATGGAAGCAATCATTTCTGATATTATTCAAAATAATGTTATTACAAAAACACCATCAGGCGGTATTCTTTCAATTCCAACTGGTGCATCATTAGGATTCTTAGGAGTTAATGAGGGAACAGGCACTGGCGTTGCTTCAACAACAACAGGTGCAGGTACAAACGCAACATTTGATATCTCAGCAAATGAATTTGGTTTCTTAACTGCTCTATCTGTTAATGCTCCAGGTGAAGGTTATGTAATTGGCGATTCAATAACTATTCCATCAGGCACAACAATAGTTGGTCCAGGTGGTAACACAACACTAGGTGCAGATGTAACTTTCCAAGTGTTGACTGTGACTTCAGGAAACACACTAACACAAAATACAGATGGTCCAGCAGGTTCGGCGGCGGCTGGTACGGCGGCGGCAAATATTGCTGACCAAATTGAAAAGTACATTGATTTCAAAATCAATGCTGTGGGCACTGAACCAACATTAACAGGTTCAAACATTGCCAACACAGCAGTTGGATACACAGATGCACGTTTAAGATTATTAGCAAACAAAGAGTTTATTGGTAGAGAAGTGGCTGAATTTGTTAAGAGAGCAAATCCAGGATACTCATTTGACCAGACTTCTTGTGAAGATGACATTAAAGATTACGTGGATTCAATTATACTTGACTTACAATACACAGGCAATTACCACTCATTAAAAGGTGCTAAATGGTATGTGAATGCTGTACAAGGTAGCACAGCAAAAGATATGTTCTATATGAGAAATGCTACAGGCTTAAGAAACTGTACAGTTCAAGGACTATCAGGATCATTGGGATCAGCAAACAGTTATGGTACAAAACGTCCAACAGCAGGTGCGTTTGTGTCATTGGATCCAGGTTATGGCACAAGAGATTACAGCGTATGGATTGCAAATCCAACAGCCGGCACAGCAACTTACACACCAACTGATGGAACTTATGATCCTAACACTGGTGTTATGGTATTGACTGTTGGCACACATAATTGCCAACCAGGAGAATCAGTAAGATTAACAACGGCTTCAATAACTTTCTCAAGTGGCGGTGGAAACCAAGTGCTTCCATTGGCTTCTCAAGCAGGTGCTGGTGCTGAATTAGAAGTTACAGCAGTAACTCCAACAACAATCACAATAAACATTGGTACATCAGCAGAAACAAGTGCTCATACTTTTGTAAGTGCTTTAGCAGATTCAGTGCAACAAGAAGTTGTTTGTAGAATTGGTGGTAGATCACCTTACATACAAAACGTTACAACTTTTGGAACAGGTGCTGTGGGACAAAAAATTGACGGAGACTTACACGCAGGTGGTAATGACTCTATGGTATCAAACGACTTTACACAGGTAATATCAGATGGTATTGGTGCTTGGATTACAAACTTAGGTAGAGCAGAACTTGTATCTGTGTTCTCATACTACGGACACATTGGATATCTAGCAGAAACAGGTGGAAAAATACGTGCTACAAACGGTAACTCATCTTATGGTGATTTTGGTTGTGTGGCAGAAGGTGTTGATCCGACGGAAGTTCCAGTTACTGGTACAGTTAACAATAGATCAACTGATGCAGTTGTAACCAGTGTATTCACTGATGGTGAACAAATTCTAGCATTAGAATATGGCAACGCAGGTCGAGAATACTCAAACGCTACAATCACTATCACAGGTGATGGTTTCGGATTAAACGGAGTAGCGGCAACTTACAATACAGGTGGTGTTTACAAAATCAGATTGTTAGAAACTGTTGTAAATCCTACATCGAATTTAGGTGGTGCAGGATATGTTACAACAACAAACTCAGGACAAACAGGAACAACAACTCAAATCACATTGGCGGCGGCTGATTCAGCGGCAAGTGGTGTGTATGTGGGTATGGCATTGTTTGTAACTGAAGGTAAAGGTGCTGGTCAATATGGTTACATTGATACATATCAATCTTCAAGCAAAATTGCTACAATTAAAAAATTCTCAGATGATTCTGCAGGTTGGGACACACTAGGTGGCAAAGCAGTTGAAACAACTTTAGATTCAACTACCATCTACGAAATTACTCCAAGAGTTGTAATTGGTGCTCCACAAGGTGATGGTTCTACTGCGGCAAGACAAGCAGTTGGAAGAGCAGTTGTTACAGGTGAACAAATTACATCAATTAAAATATTAGATTGTGGTGCTTCTTACACATCAGCACCAACAGTAACATTTACAGATCCAAACAACACAACAGATGCTCCAGTACAAGCATACATTGGCGATGGTGTGTTAGGTCAACCAACTTTTGTTTCAAGAGGGATAGATTATGTAACTGCTTCTGCGGCAATCACAGAACAAGGTGTTCAAGCAACAGTATCAGCAATCACTAAAGCATCACCAGTAGTAGTAACAACTTCTGCCGCACACAACTTTAACACTCATGACAAAGTTAAATTTGATGGCATACTAGGTATGGTAGAATTAAACACTGGTGTATTTTATTATGCTAAAGTTCTAACAGTTGATACATTTGAGTTATATGCTGATTACGATTTAACAACTCCAATTGATTCTACAAACTACACCACATATCTAAGTGGTGGTACAGCAGAAACATTTGGTGGTTTTAGAGATGAATATCAATCAGGCAAATACATTGCTGTTGAAAATTTAACAGAAATTCCAAGAGCAGGTTCAAACATTGAGTTTGGTCATTTACCAGGACAGTACTTTAAATTGGTTGCTGTTAATCAACAACTTGGAACACAAACTCCATTCACAGCATTGTTACAAGTTTCACCAGACATAAAAGTTTCGGAAGCACCTGATCACGGACAGTCAATTGAAATGAGAATAAGATACTCACAAGTACGTTTAACAGGACACGACTTCTTAGATATCGGTACTGGTAACTTTGCAAATACAAACTATCCTGGATTACCATTAGTAAATCCAATTCCAGCAAATGAAACTGTTGAAGGCGGTGGAGGAAGAGTATTCTTTACATCAACTGACCAAGACGGTAACTTTAGAGTTGGTGACTTGTTCTCAGTAGAACAAGCAACTGGTATTGCATCATTGAATGCAGATGCATTTAATATTTCAGGACTACAAGAATTGCAGTTGGGTGATCTGGCATTAGGTGGAACAAGTGCTTCTATTAATGAATTCTCAACTGATGGTACAATGGCGGCTAATTCGGATGCTATTGTTCCAACACAAAGAGCAATAAGAACTTACATCGCGTCACAGATCGGTGGTGGTGCTAGTTCACTCAATGTTAACTTAATTACTGCTGGATTAGTGGTAATTACTGGTAACACAATAAGTACAAGTAACAATGTAGGAATCAATTTCCAAAGCGTCACAAACTTCTCAAAAGGAGTTACTGGCGTACCGATTGCGATGAACTACTTAATACATAGTTAAAGGAGAAGAAACAATGGCTTCAGGAAGAATAGGAAAAGCAGATCTTTTAGCCGCGACAAATACGACTGTTTATACAACTCCTGTTGATACATTTACTGTGGCAACAGTGTCGTTTTGTAACAGAGGTAACCAAGCCGTTACAGTAAGATTAGCGGTGGCAGACGCGGCAACTCCAGATAACTCAGAATATGTTGAATATGAAACAGAAATTTTGAGCCATGGAGTTTTAGAAAGAACAGGTTTAGTACTGTCAGCAGGGCAATTATTGGTAGCACACTCAAATGGTGCTAACGTAAGTGCTGTTGTTAGCGGTATTGAAACAAGTACAGCATAATTTTAAGGTAAATTATATAAATAGTACTAATAAAGGAAACATAGACAATGGGAAGATACATATCAACAACTGGAACTGCTGGCGTAGTCACTAAACTAGTGAATACAACTTATCAAGCAGTTGTAAATGATAGAATCCTAGCAGATAGTAGCGTTGCTACTTTCACAATCACGTTGCCTCTAAATGCTTCTTTGTTAATCAATGACACAATTCAAATCATTGATGCAACATCGAACTTTGGAACTAACAACGTAACTGTTGCTAGAAACGGTTCACTAATTCAAGGAGCGGCAGACGACTTAACGCTTGACTTAAATGGTGCAATCATGACTCTAATTTACACTGGTCCGACTTATGGTTGGATAGTTGGTGCGGTATAATATTTTTTATACAACACTTACAAACTTGGAGAAACGGAGATTATGGCTAGTTTAAAATCACTACTCGGAACAAAATCAGATGCATTCGTATCGGTTGAAGAATCGAATTTAGAAAAAGGACGTATTTACGTTTATACACCTGGTACTAACTATTCAAGACTATGGTGCGGATTCTGTTTCCATCCTGAAGTATCAGGAACTGCTGTCGTAGAAATTTGGGGAGCAGGTGGATCAGGCGCAGAGATGTGCTGTTGTGGTTTCGGCTTACCTGGAAACGCAGGTGCTTACGTTAAAAAAACAATTTCAATGGCTCCAGGAGACTATGTTTGCGGATATATCGGACAATCATGTGGTAACTCAGATGATTTATGTTTTAGAGGTTGTTCAGAAGCAACTCAAGTAAGATTTTGTATTTCAAACGCAGAAACTTGTGCGTGTGCAGAAGGTGGAAGAGGAGGAATAACATTCTGTTCTACTAACTCATCATTTTATTGTTGTTACAGAGCAAATGGTTTCTGTGTAACAAGAACAAACAACGACAACTGCGGAATTATTTGTAACCAATGTAGTGGCGCTTGGTGTGCCAGAGGTTACTGTGGTCAAGAAAACAAATGTGGAAAAATTTCTTGTGTATCAGCGTTCGGCTGTTACCCATCATGTATTTGTATGTTTAACCACCATATTCCAACTCCAGCAGGAATGGGTTCTAAAGAAGGAAGAATGATCGTTTACACAAATGATGACGGCAATGGAACTCAGAACTGGTCAGGTATGGGTCACTATCATGCACTGGCAAACTTAGGTTCAGGCAGATTCCCAACAGGCGGTGTGCCTTGGGCAAGTTGCTGGGACGGCGGTGTTGCTTGTGGATGTTATCAAAACGATGGTTGTATTCCTCAAATGCCAATCGGTACAGGTGGAAGAGGACCTAACCCATGTCCAGGTGTTAGAGATCACGCAATCAGAGGTGGACACGGAGGAGTGCGAATCAAATTCGTAAGTTAGTATTATGGCAAGTTTAACTACATTATTACAATCCAAGTATGATTTTGCAGTAGGCAATGAAACAAACCTTGAAAAAGGTAGAATTTATCAATATTATCCAGGAACATCACGAGGCACAAACTTTAGATGTCACGTGTGTTTCGTAGCACCATCAGACGGTACAGCAACTATTGAAATTTGGGGAGCGGCAGGTTCAGGTGCAGAGATGTGCTGTTGCGGTGGAGGAATTCCAGGTAACCCAGGCGGTTATTCACGTAAAACAATTACTATGGCATCAGGCTGTTTCATTTGTGGAGTAGTAGGTGTGTCATGTGGTAACGGTGATGATTTATGTTTTAGAGGTTGTTCAGAACCAACTCAAGTGTGTTGGTTTGGTAACGGCGGTGGAGACGGATGTATCTGTGCTCAAGGTGGTATAGGTGGAAGAAGTTGGTGTTCAACTGGTTCTTCAATCTACTGCTGTGCAATAGCATCAGGTTTCTGTTACACACAAGGTGGTTCAACTTATTGTGGAATCATTTGTAACTTTATGGATTCAGCATCTTGTCCACAGTTTTGTGCTTATGCATATGGTGGAGATGTGAACTGTTACGGTGGATTTAGTTGTCATTACTTTAGAGGATGTCAACCTAACTGTAACTGTAGACAAGTTCCAATTATTAAATTCCCTCCAGGAATGATTTCAACGCTGGGTGGTGAGGTACATTACACAATGGACTCAGACTCAGGAAGAACTCAATGGTCAGGGTCAGGAGGATGGATGAATGCATCTCATGGTTTTAACCTAGCAACACGTAATCCTACAACAGGTGGCCCATACACGGCTTGTTGGGAAGGTAACAGAAGTTGCGGTTGTTATGAACAACAAGGATGTAACACTTTCTTTCCAGCAGGAATTCCAGGACAAGGTCCAACACCATGTGATGGCGTAAGAGATCACGCACACAGAGGTGGATATGGTTTAATTAGAATCAAGTTTGTATCACCAACAGATGAATATGAACTGGTGGCGCAACCGTAGAAGGAGTAAATAGTATTATGGCAAGTTTAAAAGGATTATTAACTACTAGAAACCCAGCAGAGATGATTGAAAACAATCTCGAAACTGGATATATCTATTCGTACACACCTGGTACTAACTACTCTGTATTTTGTAATGGTATTTGTTGGACGGCTAATCAAGCAGGTACAGCCACTATAGAAGTTTGGGGTGCGGGTGGTTCAGGTGCTAGAATGTGTTGTTGTGGTGATGGTTTACCAGGCAATGCAGGTGCTTATGTTAAAAAAACTATCACAGTAGAAGCAGATGACACAATAACTGGTCAAACAGGACACAGTTGTTATTCTCACGATTTATGTTTTTCAGGATGTTCACAATCCTCAGGAATATGTTACATCACAGCCAACAACGGTAATGGATGTGTATGTTCAAGAGGTGGATTTGGTGGTAAGACTATGTGTACTACTGGATCTTCTTTATTCTGTTGTTACAGAGCTCAAGGTTTCTGTTACACAAAATGTAACAATGACAACTGCGGATTAGTATGTAACGTTTGTAACGGACACTGGTGTGCATTAGCATACGGTGGAGATACAAATAAAAACTGTTGCGGACAATTTTCATGTGCTAGTTTCTTTGGATGCTGTCCACATTGTAAATGTCAGTTCCAACAACACGTGGCTATGCCAGCAGGACTATTTGCTGAAGAAGGAGCGTTAATCACTTTCCAAAAAGAAACTGATAGCACACCAATGTCACAATGGTCAGGTAACCAATTATTTCAATGGTATGCGGCACTTAACTTGGCAACTAAAACACCAAGACAAGGTAACCCAGATGCACACTGTTGGAGATCAACAAGATCTTGCGGATGTTATGAGATGCAAGGTTGTAACAACTATCTGCCTGTAGGAGCAGGAGGTTTATCTCCTAACCCATGTCCAGATGTTAGAGATCATGGAATTAGAGGTGGATTTGGTGGAATAAGAATCAAGTTTGTTCCGTCAAGTTAATAAGGATTAGATAAATAAAAGTATAAGAGGATATAAAAAATGGCAATTACAAAAGCATTTACAATAGCAATTCCAGATCAACCATACGTTGATGATTTCAGCGGTGGTAAGACTCAAGCCGCAACTTATAACGGCCCTAAATTTATTAAGTTTCAGTACCACAAAGACACAGGTGTTATTTCAAGTGTTATTGGAGATGGAGACACAGAAGATTTAATGAGCCAAAATGAATTGCCTTGTATGGAAGATCATTTGTCAGGATATATCAATGCTGAGGAAAATACTGTAGAAGCGGCTCTTATCACAAGATCATACGATGCAGGCGAAGTTCCTAATTACACAGAAGATTTAGGTACAACTGATGCTGACGGTAATGCAGAAACGTGGGAACACGAATGGAACGATGGTGTTGGTTTACTTTCTCAAATCTACAAACTAGATACAATCAAATATCAAAGCAATGCAGTGGTTATGCCAGAATTTAGAACACATGGATTAAGTAAAGAAGCGTTCATGGAAGGTGTAACAGGACAAATAGCAGGTTGTGATACTGAGTTAGCAAAAAGTGATGTGTACACAGATGAAGAAATTGCTTCAATCACAGCATACAAAACTTTTTTAGAATCAGTTTCTACAAAGTATGCTGACATTGACCATTGGAAAATTAAATTTCCACAATCACCAAACTTTAAGTAATCAATTTTAAATCTGTTCTTTAGTTAAACAATTAAATAAGTTTAATTATGAGCAACAGAGAAATATTCAATAGGTATCCATTCGATATGGAAATACCTGACCAACCTTATATCGACAACTTCAGCAAAGGATTAACACACCCTGCCATATACACGGGGGTAAGATTTTTAAAATTTAGAATTGAAAATGGTACAGGACTTCTTAAAGAAGAAGTTGCTAATGGACATACTCTGGAAGAAATGAATTCAGTAATTGTTTACCCAGAAGAAAATCACGAAATTCATATCATAGATGCCAAATTAAATCCTTGGGAAGCGGCATATTTGACCAATGCATATTCGCATGATCCCGTTCCTGTATATGAAGAAGATTTAGGCACTGTGGACAGTGAAGGTAATCCAGAAATTTGGGATTATAATTGGGGGCACGTGCTTAATCAAATTTATTACAGTCATGAGTTAAGATATGTAAACGGTGAATATGTGAAACCGCCATTTAGATTACATCAACACACTCAAGAAGCATTCATAAAAAGTTTACACGATCATCAAGAAATGGTTGAACGAGAGTTAAGTAGACCAGAAGGTGTTTATACAGTTGTCCAAAAAGCAAATTTACAAAAATATAAAGAAGACTTAGATGTTATTGAAACCAAGTATGTTGGAATACATCACTGGAAAATACCTTTTCCGGCATTACCATTAATCAAACCTTAATCAATATTATAAACCTATCAACACTTCAATCTATAAGTAATCATATACATGAATACACAAACAAAAAGACCTAAGGCTTTTTTCTTAAATGGTGGTATGGGAAGAATAATTTCGGCCATTCCTGCTTTAGAAAAATATCAACAAGAATCGGGCGATGATAATTTTATAGTTGTGATAGAAGGTATCTGTGATATTTTAAAAGGACATCCAACGTTAGATACAAAAACGTATGATATGTACCACAAGAATTTATTTCATACAAAACTGGTAAACATGGATATTGTTAGTCCTGAACCTTATAGAGTTAATGATTATTTTAATCAAAAATGCAACATAGCCCAAGCATTTGATATTTTAATAAACAACAAAGGTATAAGAGATCTTCCAAAATCGACCTTAGTATTAAGCAAAGAAGAATTAATTGCTGGAAAAAAAGTAGTAGATGAAGTGAAAGAAAAATTAAAAAAAGAAAAAGTAGTTATTATACAGCCATTCGGTAGAGCAATAGAACAAATAGATGGATCATTTGTTGATAAGTCTAATAGAAGTTTAGAATTTTTTAATTTAAAAAATATTATTAAAAAATTACAAGAAAAAGATTGGGCAGTAATTTTAATGAGCGAATTTGGAATAGATTTTAAAGATGCAGGATTTAAAGATGAAGTTGCTATGCCAGAAAAAGTAGAATTAAGACAGTGGGCGGCAATTATAAAATATGCTGATCATTTTTTAGGATGTGACTCATTGGGTCAACATCTTGCTTACAGTTTAGATACACCAGCAAGTGTTGTGTTTGGTGCTACATATCCTGCAAATACATCATATCCACAATCAGAAAAATTTAATATTATTGATTTAGGACAAATGGACCGAGAATATGATCCTATTAGAATCACATTCGATGAAAGAATAAGCAGAAAAAATGAAAGAATAATGTCAATGACTCCTGAAATAGAAGACTATGTAGTGGCGGCTGTTAATGGAGATCCAATAGAGGAATAACAATGGACGATATAGAAAAATACAACAAAACAGGTTATATTGCGGCAATTGCCAGAGGACACAATGCAGGTGTATGTTTACTAAAAGACGGAGAAGTTGTGTTTTCAATTGAAGAAGAAAGATTATCAAGAAGAAAATACGATGGCGGTCCATATGCTTCTATGGTTGAAATATTAAAATACACCGACAAAATAGATTATCTAGTTGTTGCTCATACACAAAGTTTAAATGATAGATCAACAGGTAGAGTAGATTATTCAGGCGATGATGTTTATACAGGTATTGCACGAAAACTTGGTCTAATTGATAGACATATCTATGAACAACCTCATCCACAAGTGATTGACTTATCACATATCCATCACAAACTTCATGCCGCGTGTGCTTTTTATAGATCAGGATTTGACAAAGCAGTTGCAGTGATTGTGGACGGAGCAGGAACATTTATTCCAATAAAAAATAGTGTATCAGGTGAAACAACTGTGTTTGAAGTTGAAAGTATATTCAGTTGTGACTATCCAAACGACATATATGCTTTATACAAACATTATGGAACAGGCGAAGCCAGTCCAGGAGCATTTTACTCAGACTTTGCTTCAGATTCAATTGGTGAACCAGGTAAGACACACGAAGCATTATTCACTGACAGAGCAGGTATTGTAAAAGTTTATGAAGCAGTAACTCAATATTGCGGATTCACTGCCATTGAAGCAGGCAAAACTATGGGATTATTTCCTTATGGAAAACCCAATGATGTTATTCCACCATTATTCAAAAAAGAAGGTTACTATTCTTTATCGAATAGAAACTTAATTGTGCCAACATATCCAAACGCATCGATAGTTAACAGTCAACTGTATCCATTTATAGATGAAAATCCTGTTTCTGATCAAAAAGATGATTGGACACGTATGCAGAATAGAAGAGATTTAGCATATGCAGTACAAAAAGAAACACAAAAAGAATGTTTAGATTTAATTTACAAAGCAGTACAGATGAGTGGTTGTAAGAATGTTGTATTTTCTGGAGGATATGGATTGAATTGTGTAGCCAACTATTATTATTTAGAAACTTTACGCAAAGATGGTATTAATTTTTATGCTGAGCCAGTATCAAACGATGCAGGTACGGCAATGGGAGCGGCAATGTTGTTCTATTACAGTCTAACACAGACTAAAGAAAAGAAAGTTGCTGAACCTACACTGTACTTAGGTCCAAAAAGAACATACACAGATGAACAAATCAAACAGATTTGTGATAGACCTGGTGTAGAAGTAGTGGATGCTGACAATAAATCTGTTGTTGAGTTAATTGCAAATAAAAATATTGTGTCAATTTTTCAAGGACAATCAGAAAACGGTCCTAGAGCATTAGGTAACAGATCAATATTATATGATCCAAGAGATTCAAATGGTAAAGATCACGTTAATAGAGTAAAACATAGAGAATATTTCAGACCATTTGCTGGAACAATACTACATGAATACGTGCATGAGTGGTTTGACTTGCGTGGAATGGAAGAAACTCCTCACATGATGTATGCTGTAAATTGTCAACCTGGCATAGAAGAAAAAATACCTAGTATAATACACGTGGATGGCACTTGCAGAATACAATCTGTAAAAAGAGAACAAAATCCACTGTACTATGATTTAATCAAAGAGTTTCATGCTCAAACAGAATGTCCAATCATATTCAATACCTCATTTAATTTAGGCGGAGAACCATTGGTTGAAACACTGGAAGATGCTGTAAGAACACTTCAGCACAGTGAAATTGAATACTTGTTCTTACCAGAGTATAAAAAATTAATAAAGGTAAAAAATGTCTAAAAAAACAGCAATATTTTTAAATGGTGGTGCAGGTAGAATGGTTAGTTCTATACCAGCAGTAGAGAAATACCTAGAAGAAAATCCAGATAAAGATCCTATCCTAGTGTGTGAAGGTGGAACAGATGCTTTCAAAGGTCATCCTAAATTTCATTTCAGAGCATATGATCATTGGCACAAAAATTTGTTTCAAGATATGCTAAAAGATAGAGATTTAATTTCACCAGAACCATACAGAATATGGGAATACTACAATCAAAAGTGTAGTCTTGCTCAAGCATATGACATTGCTATCAATAATAAAGGAATTAGAGATTTACCTAAGCCAACCATACGATTAAGTAAAGAAGAGTTATTAATGGCAAGACAAATGATCACGGAAGTTAAGGAAAAGACAGGTAAAGATAAAATTATTGTATTTCAACCATTTGGCAGAGGTGCTCACCCGGATCAAATCAGCGAAAAACAGAAGGAAGAAGGCAAACAACCTGACATCACTGATTCAACAGGAAGAAGTATAGAGTTAAAAAACATTTGGAACATTGTTAGAAAACTTGCTAAAAATTATGGCGTTATGGTGATGAGTGAATTTCCATTAGATTTTCAAAAACATATGTCTACTCCTATTGCTACTCCTATGAATATACACCTAAGAATATGGATGGCTGTTATAAAACAAGCCAATCATTTTGTTGGTTGTGATTCTGTAGGTCAACACGTTGCTTATGCATTTGACAAAACAGCAACAGTGTTGGTTGGATCAACATACCCTATAAACACATCATTTCCAGATGCAGAAAATATAGACATTATTGATCTTGGCAATGACGAAAGAGTGTATTCTCCCATCAGAATCACATCAGATGAAATGAGTGATAGACTGAATGAAGGCATTATGGCAATGGATGAACAAGCAGAAGAGCGTGTGATTAAATCTGTACAAAGAATGCTTAAACAGAGCAAAAATACCCAAAAATAAGCAATTAGTAGTAATAATACAATAGTTCTAAATTAGGTAAATACACTATAATAAGGACTAATCGTATATGTTTGATGTATCAAGATTTTTTGGAAAAGGT